TGGCCTCTCGGCCTTGTCTTTCTTACGGTCTCTTACTGTACTGAGTTTAGAAATTTTAACTGGTGGCCTCTCAGCCTTTTCTTTTTTACGTTTGTCGATTGTCTTCTGTATCGAAGGAAGAGGCTTGCCTGATCCAACTACGCCTCTTGTTGTTTCGTCAAACCAAATATCGCCTAGCTTTTCATCCACGCCAGAAGGTGGAGTACTCTGCTTGAAGTAGGAAGTCAGCTTCTTAATTACGTTTGAGGTCTGTCTTGATCGATCACTCATTCTTTACTCCTCTCGTCAACTGCATCAAAGGAAACTCCGCCGCCTTCGGGATCGTTTCGGTCTCCGATTCGATACACATCAAGCAGCATGATGATCTTCTTTCCGTCGAGGTCGCCTGAAACATCGCCCCTTGCAAAAATCGGCGTGTGTCTTTCGTAGCCGTCCTTTTCTGTCCCGAACGTGATGTATACGACATTATTCCCAGACGACCTTCTGATATTGTGGACGCTGTTCTTAAAGATCAAGCTGAGTTTTGTATGTTCTGAAATCACGCTAGGATTGAACTCATAGATCGAAACCGTTCCTGTCCAATCCTCATCGTACCCGAGAGGGATGTCGATCTTCGACCCGTTTCGATCTATCGCAACTACTCCATTACCAACTCGTAAATGAGAGTTCCAGTTTGCCGGGAACCTGTTCGTGGTCATCGAATTGCCATCGTAATGAAGGCCGAACAGACGTTCGTTTGGCGGCAACGCTCCAGAGTTCGTTGAATAAAATAATTCCGTGTTGTTTGTCTTGCTCACGAATGGAGCATCGTGGAGAATATTATCGAACCGTTGCTGTTCGATTTCATCTCGGAGGTCATTGATCGCTTGCTGCAACTCTGCCGTAGTCGCATAACCGTTCATCAGTGACACTACTGATTCACGAGTTTGAATGTTGGTATCGTTGGTCGTTGCTCCGTTGTAATTTACATCGTCAACAAATGTAGTTCCGGCGTTTGTGTTCTTCTCTTGAATCTCGTCAACTTTCAGCGGGCCATTGATGGAGGTGTCGTTGTGTCCGATGTAGACGCGATCCCGCGTAGTGCCGAGACGTAACGCACTACCTTCACTGTTCGAAAAAACTCCAAGCGTCGTCACGCGATTAGTTCCCCGCGTGTCGCTGCCGTTGTTCTTCATATGAAGCGGCCCCTGCATGTCGTCGCCGCCTGTCTTCCTGACGAATCCAGACAAGTCAGCCTCTTCGCCACCAGAAGAAATCCACTTCACTCCATCGTATTTGTAAGTAATGTTTGTGCTGGGATTCGTGAATTCTTGCCCCTCAGTGTGGGGCTTTGCTGGAATGCTCATTCGGTTTCGCCTCCTTCTGGGACGAGTGTCGTTTTCGTTTCTAGAGCCGTTAGGCCGTCAACGATCACAACGTATTTCGATTCGGCGTTTATTTCACCCGTCCCGAAAGTCGGAACGCGAGTTGCAAATATCAATTCGACGTAGGGGTGTGAACTGTCCCGAACAACGGCAGTGATACTATGTCTGAAAAACAGCTTGTTGGTGTCCTTGCCGAAAATGCTTACCGTGCCGGCGATACTGTATCTCTCCGTAACCTCAAACTGATTGCCCTGTGGGTTCAAAAGTTTGTCTATGTGAACTCTGATCCCGGCGTTCCAATTTCCGAAGTAGTTGTTTGCATTAGTCGAACTTCCCGGCGACGAGTTGTTAAGACCACAAAACTCACCGCTATTTGGAATTGTGTTCAGTGTGCAAACTCCAGCCTGATCGACTTTGAATCCGATAGGTTTCTGGAAGCTCTGGAAGTGCTGGTTTGCGTATCCGAGATTCACGGCGTGGGAATCGTCGGTCGGTGTTCTCAAGTTATAGAGGCCGAGTTCGCTTCCGGCGGAACTGATGAGAGTCTTCGAAGAAGACTTGATACGGAACGTGGTATCGACTTCGTTCGAACCCCCAACGCCTACCTTATTACCGAGCTCGTCAATGATCTGAGATTGTACGATCTCGCCTTGACTAACACGAGAGCCGAGAGGCGAAGAGGCGACCCACGTTTCCGACACTCGGACAAACAATTCAAGTCGAACAGTATCGAACCAGTTTGTCCCGTTGGGTGCATTAGGCGGCTCGGAGTCGCTGACGATAGTGCCGGGAGGAAAGACGATCGCGGCGATCTTGTCATCGCTGTATTTCTTGGAATCAGTGAGAGACTTCGCATCACCATCGGTAACTTCTTTTTTTGTGGCGTGTAACGAAAGATCGGTCGGCGGGATTGCTGCAATCTCGCCATCTGTATACGCCTTCGCGTCAACAAGTGTTGAGTCGTCGGCGGCTTTCATCTCGATCGACGTCGAGTAGTCTGAGAGATCGACCGACACATTGATTCCGTCAATCTGTTCGTCGGCGTAAGCCTTCGCGTCGGCAAGTGTTTCATCGTCGGCCGCTTTCATCTCGATCGACGTCGAGTAGTCTGAGAGATCAACACTACCGGAAGGAGGAAGCGACGAGACAAGACTATCGGCGTAGTCCTTCGAACTCTTCAACGTCGTCGCGTCTCCGGCTTCGACGTCCGTCGTCTTCGCGTATGGACTCAATTCGATCGTGGCGATCTGTTCGTCGACGTAAGATATGAGAGCGTAGTCGGCGACGATACTGTCGGCGTAGTCCTTCGAATCGGCGAAGCACTTCTCGACGTTCGACTGAACTTTCTGATCCTGCGCGTCGACGTATGTCGTCTTAGCATACGGAGCAAGGTTCGGAGCGGTTCCGTCTCCGCCTCCGCCTCCTCCGCAGTGGTCGAGAAAATACCACTTCCCATCGACTCGCTTTGAGGCAACTTGGTCCGGAGGGCAGAAGGAAAAGAACCACTGGCCGTCTTTTTTGTAGCTATAAATTCCAGTTTCGGGATTGTACGATTCTTTTGTATGGCTCACGTTGTTAGCCTCCTAACAATTTCTTCTAGTTCTTGTACTCTCTTATTCAAGTCGTCGCTGCTGCTTGCCTCCTTGAACGATTGGATTGTCACAATGTCCTTGTCGACGGCTCCCAAGTCAAGATTTAAATTTGTAGCTGTGAGTGTGTAGTCTCCCGGGGAAAGCAAGACACCGTTTACTAAAACAAAGGATGTGTCGGGGTTGCAGTTCAAAACGTTTCCAGAGTAATCGGGGCCGTTAAAATTATCGTTTTCTCCGCTTGAGATATATACGAACTGCTCGACGAAAAGCCCCTCTCCCTCTAAGTCTCTTGGCACTGAAGGAGCGCACCCCATGCCTGCTCCGCTAATTGAGATTTTTACAGTCGGAACGACTGTTGGGCAGCACGCGTTGTTTTCAACTTTAATGCTCATTAGATTACCTTCATTCCCCCGTGTGCTAGAGTTCTAGCTCCCTCAGGCTGTATGAACCACTGAATCTGCCAATAGAGACAGCAATTCGTAGAAAGTGCAGCAGTTTGGTCGGCGTCCAGCGAAAGAAGCAAGACAGGCGGGTCTTCATCAAGAAATTCGATTTTGAATTCGTCCAGCTTTTCTTTTTTGACAAGACCGCCGCATGGATTCGATGGGTTGATCGAGCGAGTTGTGACCCATATTCCAGAAGAATAGGAGTAGTCCTCCAGTTTTACCTCGGCACTTTCGCAAAGCTCTGAGTCAACTTGAACTCTAAAAGCAAAGTAATCGCCGCCCTTAACCACAAGGTCGACTTCGCACGGTACGGAATTCACGACTACGCTGGACATTATGTGGGGACTCCAAAATAACCTTGGAATGGGACTGCCGGATGGACTCGGAACGTCAAAATATTAGGCTGTAACCACTTTCCGTCTTCTCGAACTGGCACCCTCTGGCTGCCATCTGGATTTAATGCTACAGGCTCCGCTGAAGCGATCCACTGTGGAGGCGTTATTGAGTCGTCTTTCACTCTGGCAGATACTTTTTCCGGCTGTGTTGCCGGCGGAACTGTTCGGAAAACATTGAGACCAACGTCAGGAACATATAAAAGATGTCTCGTTCTTTTATAAGACAGCTCGACAGAAACCTCCCAAAAAACAATAGTGACGCCGTTCACAACCTCAGTTTTTTTCTGCCCCCCAATGCCGTTGCACATCCAGCTATAAGGTGGGCCGCCAAGATAGTTGTCGGAGTTAATGCAACCAGTTACCGAAGTAGCAACTCCGACGTCGAAGAACGGCCTGTTTCCGGTAATAGTAGCCCGCATTTCCCCGAAGTTTGTAGTTAGGCCATTAAAAATCGGGTCCCCTGCGCTGTTTGCTATTGTTCTTGTTCTTACGTTGTCGCCGTCGTTTGGGAAATACTCCGCGATCGGCCCCGACTGTGAGGATGTCGACCATTGCCAAACATCAGGGCGAGCCATAGGGCTTTGCTCTAACCCGCCTCCACCACCAGAGCCGCCCGGAGTCTGCCCGTCGTTTGGAATGCCAAACTCGTAGGTAGCCTCTGCATGATAGTAATCGACTTCATCTACTGACCCACTTAGACTATATATATAACCCCATTCAGGGGGAGGGGTGCCAAATTTAATGTTTATCGTGTCGAGAATCTGCTGGTGCGAAGTTGGGCCGTCAAGCGTACAGTTGAATTTCATGCTTGCAGACGGCGTCGAACCAAACTGGTGCGAAAAAGTTCTTGGTAATACTTCTCTGTAACTAATAATTCCCATTTTAGGCTGCCCCCAAAATTGACACTGGATCAAGACCGTTCTTCTTTAGCAGGTCCTTTATCTGTTGAAGCTCTTTCAGTTGCTTCCTGTTCTCTTCGATTGCAGGGTCTTCCTGCTGCGTTGCTATCCTGAAGAATTCGTTTAAACCTTCTTGCGTTCGTATATCTTTTCCGTCTTGAATTCCTCCGCGGACCCTTGCCAAGTCTTCGGATATTTGCTTTGTATACTCCGCTTGCTCGGATAAAACATTCCGAAGCAAATTGTTTTTCTCTTCTCCCGTGAACAACCTTGCGGTCGAAGCAAATAAGTCGAAAGCACTTTGTAGCTTGTCGGCAGTCGTCTCCTGTCTTCTTATATCGTCCGAGCTAAAACCGGCGGAATCAAGTACGTCCGACTTAAACATAGCCAAGCTTTCAGCCCGAGCTTTCTCCGCAAGCTTTAACCTCTCTTTTGCTGAGATCATCGCCTTGAGATCAAAATCTTTCTTGGCCTTTAAAATCTGGCCCTCTAGTTTTGCTACCTCTGTCGCAATCTTCTTTTGCCTGTCAAGGTAGTCTTGCCTTGCCTTGTCGGAGGCGTCCGCTGACAGTTCGGTGTAAAGCTTCGAAGCATCTTCAAGGTATTGAAGCCGGTTCTTCTCGGCCTCTTCTACGGCTTTTATTTTTTCTCTCTCTCGCTCAATGATGGCAAGAAGCTGCTCCCGGTTTCGTATTATATTCTTCAGAGCATTATCTGTGTTGTTGAGACCTGAGTTGTAATACTCCAGTCTCTTTTGGAGCTCGCCGTAAACAGAAACCGCTTCCTCAGGTAAAAATTCAACTCCACCAAGGTCAGCGGCTAGCTTTGATGTTGCTTCACTTAAGTCTTTCACGCTCTTAACTGTCACATTAACGCGAGTCGGTAGCTCGATGAGCTCCGCGAAGGTCTTTGCTTCAGCACCGGCCCCGCTAAATGATTTCTTTACAGCATCGATCGCTTTTTTGATTTGTACAGAAGTATCAACTACATCTTGGCCTGTGTTTGGCAAAGAACTGAGAGACTCCTCGTACCCATCCGTTGAGTTCCCAGCCGCAAGGAAATACTCCGCAAGCAATCCGACTCCAACGATAGCCAAGCCTATGCCAGTTGCAGCGAGCAAACCCTGAAGCGAAGTCTTTGCAACCTTGAAAGAGAGGGCCATTGCGTAGTTGTATATCGTGACGGCTTTTTGAATCGCATAGTAGCCCACAAGCGCAGCAGTTCCTACTCCTAGTATCTGGCCCCAAGCTTCAAACCTGTTCGTTGCTTGAGTTAAGGTTGTAGCGATTCCACTCAAAACATCCCAAGCAACAGACAGAGTCCCAAGGAAGACGAATATGATCGGCTCAACAATCCCCCAGAACTGTTGAAACCCTCGTATGAGACCATTCACGCCTTCTATCAACCTGTCGATACCTCCCGCTTCAGACCAAGCTTTGAATCCATCAAGAAGCGTCCCAATAAACTTCCTTATTGTTGGTATATTCTCCTCTATTGCTGTTGCCACAGCTTTAAAAGCTGGCTGTAAAACATTACCGATTCCTTGAGCAACGTCTTGGAACACCGCACGAATTCTTTTAAGTTGCGTTTGGTATTGCTGCGATTCCCTAATTGCTTGGTTCTGCGAGTTCTTTGTTTGGTTGAAAACAGCAAGCGCAGCAGCAAGCGAACGAATATATGGCGGAAGCGTCCCTTTCGTAGTTTGTACTAAACCGGCGTCTAAAGCTTGTTGTTTCAGGACCGCCTCACTCAGCACTAGACCGTATTTCTTCAGCGGCTCCTGCTCGCCACGAAGACCAGAGGACAACGCAAAGATAGCTTGGTCGGTGCTCGTGTTTGCAAAAGCCGCCAAGTCAGCGGCTACCTGAGTAAGACCGACAGAAAGCGAAGCAGCTTCTTCGGCTCCACCGCCTAAAGCAGTGAACAAGTTTCCAAAAGTCGACGTTGCGGAAAGAGCCGCGACCTCAGAAATGCCGATTTGAGAGGTTGTCTTGGCAAAGGCTTTCACCTCTTCGCCGAACTCGCCGAAAACCTGAGTCGTCTTCTGGAGCTCCTGCTCTGCGCTACTTGCTGCATCAACAAAAAAGTTTAAACCAAGAGCTGCCCGCCTAACCCCAAAGGCCGCGGCCTTTAATGTCTGTAGGCTTGCGGTGACTCCCGTGAAGAACTTGATTTGAGCAAGCTCTTGCTGGGTTTTCTTTGTCTCCCTCTCCATGGACCTCAAGGATTTCTCGACCTGCTTGGTTGCCCTTGCTAGTCCAGCAGTTGTCGCAGAAATCTGAAAGGATAATGCGAGAGGGTTTGACATTGTTATTCACCGTTTAAGTCTTTGATCATCTTCTTAAGCTCTGAACCAATCTGCGAACTGTGCATAGGAGGCGGGCCGGCTGTCGGGACGAAGTCGGTCGGGCTTGGTGCCTTCTTTGCATGAGGTGCCAAAACCGAGGCGACAATGTAACCAGTTTTAAGCCAGTCGTTTCCTATGGGTTCGTAGTATCGATCGAAAGCCAACCATTCCGTCAGTTCCTTCGAGTCCATTCGACTTTCAAGTTCTCTCACGGTCATTTTCAAGTGACCCGCCAACCGAAACAAAAATCTTCTCAGTGGGCGGGCGTTTAGTTTCCCGCCATGTCCTCAACGTCCTGATCTGTTACGGCGTTGTATTTCAGACCTTCTTCAAAAATCCTTTGACAAACAGCACCGCTCTTTTCAGACAAAGCTCGTATCTTTGCATCGCTAAAGATACGATTGCCGTCCTTGTCGGAAATAATCTTTGCTAGAAACTTACTTCTAAAATTCGTGACCCCTCTCTCCTTGCCGTTCATCCACTCAAGTTCGTGAGCATCTCTCTCGCCGGCAGTCATAACCCTGATTCCGATCTGTCCGCCCCACTCTGGGACTTCCATTACATGAACCTGCTGGTCATTGGCTTCTACAATTTCCTCTGCTGTTAAAAATCCCATGGTATGCCTTCCTTTATTGAAAAACCTTAAACTTAACCTTCTTTGTAACAATATCGTTAGCCGAAGCACTTGCCGAAACTTGATCACAAACAGCTTGAGCTGACAAGCTCATTCCTCCGCCGTTTATGACAAGCTGCCCTAGAGTGTTCCACTGAGAAGAATCAGGGCCGTTACCTAAATATGTAATTGATACCTCTCCGCTGTCGTCGGTCCACAAAGCACTTCTTCCTTTTGAATACCCACTAGCCCAAGAAGAGTCCAAGCTGCGAATGCCTGTAATTTCAGTGCCTTCGAAAAAGACAGACATTGAGACAGCCGGAGCTGCTTCTAGGCCGTTGGGAATGTTGCGGGTATTTCTATCCATTAGCTAAAACCTAAAACGAGCTTAATTTTTTTCCATCAGGATCGCTCCCATCAGGATCGCTCGGAACCGTGAGCGGCTGACGTTCGACTGAAATAGTCAAAGAGCCACGAATTACATCGTTTGTTGCAAGCGTTACCGAGCTTGAAGTAACTTTCCCTGTCCCGGTCCAGCCCATCGGTCCGGATATAGTCAGCTTGCACTCTTGGTCGTCATCGAGAACTTCTGTTCCGATAAAGTCAAACTGGAACTCTCGTCCCGTTTCACCAGAGGCCGAGCCAATAAGAGGGCGAGGCTGAGTAAGGACTTCCTCACCGTAATCCTGCCCAATGTTTGAAACGTCAATCTCATCTCCAGAGTTAGACTGAGAGCTAAGATTGTATTGAAGACTTGTGACAACGTACTCGACAGTGTCGCCGTCTTCTCGATCGCCGTTTGGTTTTACGGTCTGCTTGATGACCGTAACAGTTGTCCCGGTTCCATCGTGGGGCGTCTTGTTGTAGGGGTTTGGGTAAGCCATCGCTTAATTCCTTTCGTACCAAATAATTTCGAGGGAAAGAGTCACGCTATAACTTGGGGGAAGTTCTGTTCCCTCGAGTTGAATAAAATCGTCTTGTTCATTATCGACCACGACTTGGTTTAAGATTACATCACCAACTACGCCGGAGTAATTGTCCAACAATTCACGGCACTGATTAGCCGCTTCTCTTGCGTCTTCGTATGTTACAGCAAGCACAGTTAAATCCATGCTTACATTCGGGGTTCCCAGTGGGCCCGTGAAAGTTGCTTCTCTCTGTACCCCAGTTCTTCGGTAGATAGCAAAAGGGTAATCCGCGGAAGTTGGAGCAACCAGCGGATAAACACCAGTTCCAAACGTCTGAGACGTTGGCGGCGTCGTGATTATGAGCTCTCTTATAGCTGCCTCTGGCGACTTCATTTCACCGCCTTGCTGTTCTTGGAAGCAAACTTTGAACTGTATGGCCTATATATAAGCTCGTTGTATGCTTTTTCAAGCTTTTTCGGTGCCAAGTCTGAGATAATGCTTCGCATTGTCGGCAAAGCTCTCTTGTATGCGGTTTTCACAGGTGCCTGTGCTTCCATGTAGCTTAAATCGACCGGCTCCTTGTTCGGGGCCTTTTTAAAGAACGCTTTTGGCGATTTCGGCACCGTGTACATCATCCCAACCTGAGAATACGGCATTTTCTTTAAATGCTTCTCGTATTTTCCCGTAGCTTTGTTTTTTCTTCGCACTTCCTTCGTTTCAATTAGGAAAGCACCTCTCGTATTCCACGTTGAAGCAATCGAGCCGTTCTTCGTCTCTCTTCGCTTGGTCCCGAATTCCAAAAATCCTTGGTGGAAAGCCCGGTCCTTGCCTTTCTGCACCCTTCCGGGCTTGAACGCAAACACGTTACCGATAGCAGAGCCGGCTCGTCGGTATCCAACAAGAGCAACAGCCCAACCGTAGCTTTGTTTGGAATACTTTACGACTTTCGCGCTTATTGCTCGCTTCAAGTTACCAGTAGGACCTTTCGGAGTCGTTTTACGCAAAGCAGTGCGACCGGGAACCATAGCCTTCCGTAGAACAGCCCCCATATACTTTGCCTCGAGGTAAGAATTCCCAAGACCGCGGAACCGGCCAAGCAAAAAAGCCGCTTCGTCCTTCGGGAACAAAACGCTTACGACCTGCCGGTTCTGGTTGTCTGTGTACTTGACTGGCATTAGTCCACGCTCTCCAAACAAATAGCTTCCCACTCAGTTCGCTGTCCCCTCTCAAGAAGACTGATAATCTGGAGGATTCTGCCGCCCCTCCATCGAAATTGCATCTTCTGAGTAAGTCCTTCAAAGTATCGGCACTTGACCCGGTGCGTTATCTGTATTGACTGCTGAAAGGCACCCAAAGCTTCCGAAGCCGTAACGCCCTCAACGTTTGCCCATATTTGTTTCCAGTCGACCCAGTTCAGTGTTGTCTCTCCAAGCTCGTTTACGCTCTCAGAATACGTCTGAATCATCAGACGCTCGTTGAGTTTTCCCGGGTGTATCGCTGTGGTCGAGCAAGCCATTACGAATAAGCTCCCCACTTCGAGGCATCAAGAAGACTTTTTACTCCGTAAAGCGTTTCGATAGTTCCGCACTCGGCAGCAAGACGCCGCTCGTAGTGCTGGCCGACAAGCATCAAAATTGCGTGTCGAATTTTCTCCGGAACGTCAGTCTCATCGGGACCAAAGCCGGCCCACCATTCAACTTCTACGGAACCATAGTCCCAAGTAACGGAAGGCCACCCGCCGTCGCACTTTGTATAAACTGAGCCCGGAACGGTTGCGAAGTCGACCCTGTACTGGTCTGGCTCGAGGTCAATCTGAGGATCGCAATCGCTCGGTGCAACGTATTTAATCGCAACGTCAAGGCCGCCATCTTCTGGGTTTGGATACGCTGGTGGCTTTGGGAGGTTCATCACGTTTGGAAATTGGTCCATCCGCATCTTCCATTTCGAAGTTATGAAAGTCATATCGCAGTAGGTCTCGCAATACTCCGTTGCTACCTTGATTAAACGCTCAATGTAGCCGTCGTCTTCTGTCATGCAGGACTCAATTCGTAACTGCTGCTTGACTTCTAATACCGAAACGGGCTGCTTCTCTGGCTCGACAATCTTTTGGAGAGATCGCCAGTCCACCGGACGCGGAGAATAAAGCGGGCCGTAGCTTGTCATTCTTCTATTTCCCGTTCTTCAGTTTTTATTTCTTTTATATAATTTGACGCTTCGGGCGAACGCTTGCGGCTCTTTCTTTTTGGTTTTTGCGGTTCGTAGATTGTCGCCATGCCTCTCTTGATCATTATGTCAGCGACTCTCGAGTCGACTTTTGTTCTTGTGCTGCCCAAGCAAAACTTCTTTTTGATTTCGATTTCTACAAACATTGCTTTCCCTTTCAAAAAACAAGGGGGCGACAAGGAATTCCCCTGTCGCCCCCTCTTAGTTTACAAACGAGGCGAGCTTTTAAACTCAGGCCCCACCGACAAGGGCGATCATTGCGCCGGCTTCGGTTGCTGTACCGACATCGTGCATGTGCATACCCATTCGGCTGAATGCAATCAGAGCAGTCTGATCGTACTCAATGTAACGCTCTGTAGTTGTCTTAATGTTGATCTGTCGTCTCTGCCCCATTGTTGCAGCCTTCGAGAGATCGCCAAATAAACAGAACACTTCGTCGGTTCCGGCAGCCGCGTCTCCGTACATCGGATGAGCAAGCCGAACTGGAAAACCTAAGAACTGACTCTCGTTTGGACCTGCTGCAATGTCGAGGCGGGTATTACCGCCGGCAACCATCGCAAGAGGTGTCATAGCCAAGCCAAAAGCAGCAGGGCTAAGATACCAAGCAGCTCCCCGTCGAGCCCAAGCTGGTAGCTTTGACATGAGGACAGTGAAGTCCTCCAAAGTTACGTCGCTAAGAGTTGCCGCTGAAGCAGTCACAACGCTTGCGTTGTGGCTGCCATCTGTCAGCGTTGGGCAGATTCCGGTAATGCCGTGCTCTGTCCCGTCGCCTTGGAAGCCAAGGGTGTCGTACTTCTCAGCGTATGCCAAAGAAATCTCAGTGGCGACAAGGTCGGCAATGTTGATAACCGAGTCCTCGATCAAAGAGTTTGGAATACGATTCTGTACGGCCCAATGTCCTGCGATAATCTTGTAGTTATCGAAGTTCATTTCTTTCTCTGGAGCAGCAACGTTTTCACCAACGGCAGTAACTTCCAAGCCCTTGGTTCGGACTGGCTGAATCAGAACGTCAGAGTTCATCGTTACGTTTCGAGCATAACGCGGGAAGACCCCATACTCGAGAACGTTTCGAATGATTGTGTTTGACATTTCGTCTGGCACTGTTGCGCCACCGAGGGAAGGGTCGTGCGTGTCCACGCCATTAACTCGGCCGGCCTGCGCTCCGCGATATGAGACAAGACCGTAATCCTCGCACCATCGGCGAGCCTCTGGCTGATCAAAAAGATAACCTTTTACCCACATGCCGCAACGGTAAGCGGTTTCGTTGTCCTGAAAAGCACGAAGTGGTTTCGTATCTTGAGGAATAGCGTACTGAATAGTTCGTTTCTCTGTAGTCAAAGCAGTTTCTTCCTTTCTTGCTTCTGCTGTCTCTTCTTTAACAGCAGAGGCGGGAGCGGCTCTTTCGATTACTGCCCGCAATTCTGCTTCTTTCTTTTGTGCTCGTTCGACAAGCTCAACAGACTCTTTCAACTCATCGGCTTGCGCCTCAAGAGTTTCGAGCTTTTCTGCTTCTGCTTTTGTTGGAGCTTCTTCGCTCTCATTGATTACGGACATTTCAGCGAGAACTCCCGCCAATTCGTCCAACAGTTTTTTAATTTTTGATTCCATTAGTTGGAAATCTCCTGAAATGTGTTCGGTTGGAAAAGTCTCCGACTTAATTAAACTATATTCAAAACTTTCTTACACGGTTGGAATTACCAAGTTTGGTACTCGCCGCTTTTTAAAGGCTTTCTTTTAGGCAATTACTCCTTTATTACTGCCGCTTCTTCTTTCATTTAAACTGGAATAATTTTCATGGTAACAAGGGGAGAGCCTTCAACAGCAGTTTCTAGGTCCCCTTTAGCTGCTGCCGCAAGGAATGCGGCTTGAGTCTTCTCGAAGTTTGCTCTTGCGGCCCTCCGAGCAATCGATCGCTCGGAGAGAGTTATGCGAGAGCTAGAAGCACATCCGCCTGTATAGGCCGGCTGAATCATAACTTGCGAGCAACAACCTCCGGAAGCTTCGGCCTCGTATGTGTAAGCCTGCTGGCAGGCACAACCGCCGGACACAGCAGCCAACCGTCTCGGGCCAGTACCGGCATTAGCGGCTCCAACAACTAAAGAGCCTATGACGATTGCCGTCATAGCAATTAAATAAAAGTATTTCATGGTTTCGTAATTCCTGCCTTTCTAAGCAGTTCGGGGATTAAATGCTTCTTTGATTTATGCACGTACCTTCTGCACGTAACGAAAAGCCCGTTCTTGGCCTGAACTGTCGCCGAGTCGTAAGTTATCAAGTCGGTACGTCCTGAGTAACAACAACTTTTGTAGCTTCTCTCGGGAGTTGATGCCGCCCCTAGCCCTTCGTAAAATCTGTGCCCACCCCTGTGAGCAAGTCCATATTTTGCAGAAGCTCTCGCTGCCTCTAAAGCAGTCTTGTGAGCGCAGGCTGTTCCGGTCAATACGAGAAAAAAAATAAAAGCTTTCATTTTACCGCCTCTTCTTTGAATAACTCAAAGCGTTTCGAACAATCTTACGGCGAGACCACTCAGGGGCAACTATAGACTTCCCTGTCTCTCCGCAAGCAGGGCATTTTAAATAACGAGTAACAGGGTTATTATCCCCAGAACGCTGAGTTTTGTACACTCCCATAACTCCGTTATTGCATTTCTGGCACCTGTCGCCGCTTCGCATTTTACCCAGCTTTCGTTGTCATAGGCTCGGGCTTTCGCATTGAGGTAAGAAGACTCTGCTTTTTAACCATATCAATGCCAGTCGAAACCCACTCGTTATCTTCCTGCCGATACAGAGAGACGACGGCAGCAGGTCCGTTCGGAATACCGAGCAGGCTGAACTCATCCAGCGCGTTTCCGGTCAAGCCGTTTGGCATCAAGCTTTTGACAGTGCCCGCCACGCTTGCCCCTTCGTGATCAAAGAAAACTTTGTCTCCAATTCTAAAGCCGGCGTCGTCAGGGTTCTGCCGAGTCTCTAAAAATGATTTGTATTTATCTATTGAATTTGAAACTTTTTTCTTCATAGCTTTAAAGTTTTTCTCAAATTTCTGCAAAGACCTTTTTGCAACCATCAAAGAAGTCTCTTCGTAAGCTGGTTGAAGCACAAGAGAGATTTCAAAAAATTGATCTATGTCTGAAATGGTTCGGACACTTCGTCCTTCTTCGTCCTTAGACCAGCTCTCTCCGTTTTCGGCGCAAACAAAAGCAAAGCTTGCTCCGCGGATGTCCCTTCTTTCGACGCTTTCAACTATTGCCTGCGAGCTCCTAGGAGGCTTGAGCTCAAAGTGTATACCTCGCTCATCCTTAGTGAGCTTCAGCGTGTCGGGCGTTCTACCGAGAACGCATCCGACGTCATGATTGAAGAGTGCTGCAATATCTGGAGGCCCGCCGTCTGCCGAACGGTTTTCCTTAAAGAAGTTGTCGAAGGCGTCTGACCGAATCGTTTCGTGGAAACCTCCGAGATTCTTCGATAGACTATTAAACACGATTGCAGTACCGTGAATAACTGGGTCGCCGTCTTTCCCTCTACGCTCAACGCGAAGGGAATAATCATTTTCCTGATCGAGCAAGAATCTTCGTTCTAATTTATCCATTTTAAAGGCCCTTTCTGCCAAAAAAACTTAATTTTGTACTTGACTTTTCGCTGAATATGGGGTATTATTAACTGTCGAAGGGAGAAACTAATGGCAAAAAAACCAAAACAAGACATTCATCAAACTGAAATCATAAACAAGATTGCAAAAGAGGCGGTTCTGGGGTACGAAAAAACCACAGTCCCGGGAGAAGAAGCTGCTGCAATGTTTGAACGAATCAAGAAAGACATTGCTAGCTGGCCCAAGGGCACCGTTGTCGACTTTGCTAAAGAGTAAGGTCATTTTATCCATCGTCCTCGTTGACTATTCCATCGCCGTCACCATCACGCGGGCCGTAAGAGCCCGCTTTGTTTAAAAACCTGTTGTATAAAGACTTATTGTGCACGGTCAGCCTCTTCCCTTTGCTCGAGGCAATCTTTACGGGCTTGCCACCGGCGTTCGTATCCCAAAGGGTAGATTCGTCAAATAAGCCTCTCTTAACAGCTTTCGGGTATATGTTGCTGACTTGCGCGTGAGTGTCTCTTATAACATCGGCAGGAACATTCCGACCAGTCTTCTTTGCTCTCGCAGCAGACCTCGCAACGGCGACATCGGTGTCAACCGTAACGTAGTCAGCCTTCACCTTGAAACCCTTCTCTCTGAAAACCTTTACTTTGCTTTCTAGCTTTTCAATGCTTGAGTCTCCGGTTCCATCCCATACCGTATCTTTGTTTCCGCCGGCAGAGGCGACCATCACCTTGTTGTTTATCAAAGAAGATTCTTCATGAACAAAAGCGGCGGCCTTATCGGAATTGCCGGCCGATATTTCTCTGTCGTACTCTGGAAGCTTTGGCTTGAATTCGTCAGAGTTTGCAAGTACGTGTTCGCTCGGATGCTCTACGTCTCCGCTTCTTATGATCGAGCTCTTTCCGGAAGCTGGCCCTCCGCCCATTAAATAAAGCGTTGGGTCGTCGGACTCGCTAACTCCGTCGACGGTCTCGGAAACAATTTTGTCGTGAAGCTTTTTTCTTCTTGGGTCAAGCTTTCCGTCTTTCCCCGTATGCTGTTCAAGCGTGTCTTTCCCGCTTGAGTTCAAAGGTTCGGCTCCACCACCACCTCCGGAGCCTGCGACCGAGTCCGCGGAAGCTCCTCCCCCAGAACCCTGCTGTTCTTGATCACCTCCGCCACCAGCTCCGCCGCCTTCTCCTCCGCCTTTGCCAGCGCAGCTGTTTCCTTTCTGGAACCCTTTCTTTCCTGAAGACGCACCCGTTCCACAGTTTCGGCCCTCAAGCAGAGGGTCCTCGACTTCTTCGAGCTCTTCGTCTTCTTCTACAACAAGACCGCCCTCTTGCGGGTCAATGCTTGCAATCGGCTCCTGCTCTTCAGCAGGAACCTGCTGCTGCTGCTGCCCTTCGGGTCCTTGTTGTTGCGGCTGCTCCGGCGGCTTGATAACAGTGCCGGCCACAAACTCGTTAATATTTTTCTCTGGTATCGAAGGAAACGCTGAAGATATCAGGCTCTTGGCAGCAGATTCCTGAATGAGCCCGCCGCTGTACTGCTCGAGAATCTGAATAAGGCTTGTGATCTGTGCACCATTAAGAGATACCTGCTGTACTGTTTCCTCTCCCGGTGGGTTGGAGGTGTCCGGACCAGATTCGAGGCTTTCGCCGTTTTCTTCGGAACCTTTTTCTCCGCCGCAATCCTCGCAAGTCTCATTTTCTTCGGCTTCCTTCTCTGCCGTCTCCGCTTCTGTAATTGCAAGGCGAGAGCTTGCTTCGGATTGTTCAAGAGTCTGCATGTTCAACTGAACGAAACGCTGCTCTCCTCCCTCGATCGGGTTTAACCCCTCCCAGTCTCGTATTTCATTTATTGACGCCACGCCAAGATTCCAAACCGTGTTCATGTATGAAGCTCGAGCCGCAACGTCACCGCGGAGCATTCCTCGAGGATCAAATTCGACAAAGTACTCAGGGCTGTTGGAAATCACATCCCTTCCTATAACTGCCTGAATTCTCATAAGCCACGGGTTTAACGTCTGATTCAAGAAATCAATGCTTTGCTGCTCTATGTTTGAGAAGCTGGAACGACTCAAGTCGCCGACAAGATGCGGAGGAATTCGAAAAATCCGGCAACACTCTTCAATCTGCATCCTTCGAGTTTCAATAAACTGCGAGTCTGTGTGCGAGCTGTTAATTTCGTGAGCTTTAAGTCCGCCCATCAAGACAGCAGTCTTGTTTGCGTTGTCCGCTCCCCTGTGCATTCGCTCCCAGTTTTCCCTTAGCGCGTGAGCTGCCGCTTGCTCGAGAACCTGCTCGGTCTCCAAGACAATCCCGGGGCGAGCCCCGTTCCCAAAGAAAGAACTTCCGTGAATTTCGCAAGCCCTTGAGAGGGCAATGGCATCGCTTGCAAGTTCTGTCGGTATCATTCCGTTGACGCCGTCATCGCTTAACCATCGCAAGTGCATTATTTGGTCTTGGCTGAAAGTCGTAACCTTGCCGGCTTCTTCAGAATACTGATATCGAAGACGGCCGGTTGGCAATCTTTCAACGGTCATCCTTGAAGGGTGCAGCGGTATAATTTCAGAGACAGCCCCAAGCTCTCCGGGCTTCAAGTAAGAGAAAGCTTGACCCCAGAGGCAACAGTGAAGCATCATCTGCTCACGCCACTCGTAACTTGTCTGCCAAGAATTCGGGGCGTCGTGAAGAAGTCCATACAGAGGTACGTCGTCAGCGATCTCTTTGCCGCCGTCCTTCAACTTTCTAAAAAGATTTAAAGGAAGGCTTGCAACGGACTCGCCAAGAACTCGGCAACAAGCGAGGACAACAGTCGACCTCAGGGAGTTGTCTGGTGTTATACGAAGGCCCGAAGGGTTGCGGGAAGAGAGGAGAGGGTCTTTGTTGAAACCGCCCCACCGTTTTTCCTCGCCCTCTGGTAGCCATAGCATGCTTGCGGAACTTTCGTTTTTTCTTTGTGTAATCATTTTAAAAAACCAAAATCTGAGGTGCTATTTTTTCTTCGACAGCCATCGTTGAAGCTCCTGCAAGTCCCATAACTAACGCAACAATGCCATCGATTTTCTTGGCGGAGTTCTTGCTTGGCTTCACAGGGCGAATGTTTCCGGCTGGGTCTGTTCGTACTGAGGTATTCATCGCATGGTTAATAAGTATCTTATTGCCGCCGTGACGAATTTTATTGGAAGCAACCAAATTTTCCAGAAGTTTTGTCGGTGCACTCATCGAAGCAATGCCCTGAGAGAAACCCTGTACGTTGAACCCATCATCCGATAACTCAACACTCAACTGATTAGCGTTCCACCTGTCTATAAAAATCGACTGTACCTTATACGCTTCAGCAAATTCGTTTATATCTGCTCGGATTTTACCGTAATCGCATACGTCGCCATCGGTAAAAGTTAAACCATTAGCTTTTTCCTTCTCCCAAAGCAAGTAAGGAACGTGATCCCGAAGCTCTCTTTTCTCAGCATTAGCCTTCGGAATCCAGAATTTCGCTATTACGTCGTAAGTTTTCGACTCATCTTCTTCTTGTCTCGGGAAAACCGCAACCATAGCCGAAGTGTCGTATGTCGTAGCTAAATCGAGCCCAATCCAACAAGGTTTTCCTTCCAGCGGACCTTTCGGGGAAATCCCGCACTCATTAAACTTGTCCATATCGAAGAACATTGTTTCGGCGGACGTCCAGCAATTTAAACGATAACGCTTGAGAGAGTTCTCTTTTGCTATAGAGTTCTCAGCTTCTCGCACTGCTATCTTGAAATCTTCCGGCTTGATGGTAACGCCCCAACTCGGGTTTGCCTTCGGCCATTCCTTCGGATTCCTCCAGTCTGCTTCGTCCTTCATTTCACAGATATAACTGTAAAAAGATGGATCGTAAGTCCAATCTTTTTGAACTTGTAGAGCGTACTGGTACATCTCGTAACAGATACTTTCGCGGTCATACCCGGCTGTTGTCGTTGCAATAAACCATGGCGATTTTTTTGCGCTGCCGGCCCAACGAACGGAGTCATACAGACGCCTGTCAACCTGCGAGTGAAGCTCATCAAATAGAATAGAACCATTGACCCCTTCGACGCGCCGGCCGTCTCCCGGCAGGACTCTGGCAAACGAGCTGTTCATTGTGCAAGCAATGTTTTTTGTTGATTTATTTATCTTGCATATCCGAGAGAGCTCTTTGTTTTGCTTAACCATATTCATAGCTTCGCGGAAAGCTATGCCGGCTTGATTGACATCACTAGCGACGAAAAACGTCTGATTGCCATACTCTTCGGCGATAGTCAGATACAGAGCAAGACCTGCAAGAGTTGACGTCTTGCCATTTTTCTTTGCCGTTGAAATATACGCCGTCCGATACCTTCTGGCGTCGTCCTCAACTCGAAGCCAGCCGAACATCTCCCGAAACATCTCTTTTTGCCACTCAAGAGGATCGAATGGCTTGCCGGCGAAAACGCCGTTGGTATGGCTCAAAAAAGTCGTAAAGAATCTCTCCGGCCTCGTTGCCGCTTCTTCGTCAAAATAAAACTCTTGTCCAGCTTTAGCCGCTTTTGCTTTGGACAAACGCTTCAATGGAGCCGTCAAGACCTGTTTTTGCGTTGGCATCTGTTGAAAGTACCGTCCTTGAGCTCGGGGTAAAACCAAATTCCGATTCGTATCGAAGAATAATGGTCGAGATGTTCTTAACAGTTTTCATCCATGCGGTTTCCGCGCTAGTTCCAACTTTCTTCTCTCCAGTTTCTTCGTCGTCGCTTTTTAAAAATCTTACTTGAAACCATCCAAACTGATTTCCCATCCGAACCGATTCATCCCAAACAACTCGAAGCTGTGCATACCGTTCTACAGCGGCAATATCTACCACAGCCATCAACCTCATATGGCATAAATTCTTAACCGTTTGGTCAAAATAAATTTTTTCTTCGGGAGTCAGGTGCGGCGGAGCCGGAAAGTCTGGGGTAAGTAAATCAGGAACAGGTTCGTCGTGAGCAAGCCCTCGATATTTATCGGTTCCTTCTATGTATTTCAGGATACTTGGCTTTTTTCGTTTTTTTGGGGGACGTCCGGCTGGCATGTTTACCTCAAAATTTATTTTTCACTATTTATAACATAGTTCACCCGAGCGGTGCGCCAACTTTTTGCTGAGGATAACCACCGGGGTTTATCCTTTTACCCCCCCTAAGGTGGGGGATACCCCTACTTTGGGGGGAAGGGCCCTGTGGGGCTTTAGGTTGGGCTCTGCGTGGCGTTGGCTTGTGTTTTGTATATTGGTACATTGTATAGAGTAATGGGCATTGAGCATCGAACCT